ACCTACCCAAGAAAAAGAAAGTAGAGGGTGCATGGTGACTCCTAGAAAAAACTTTGAATCGAAAACAGACAGAGATAATGAAATGTCGGCGCTAGATGCCTTGGGCGTTTCTGATAAGTATGACTTCTGCAAGCTTCCCATAAGCTATAGGCTAGACTTCGCCATGATAAGGAAAAGAGCGGGAGGGCAATGGTTCGGCGCAAATATTCTAGCCTTTGTAGAGGTGAAAAATAGAAGCGGGAAAAGCACAGACAAGAGTGAGTTTTCCATATCGGCGCTAAAGATAACCCACGGGCTACTGTTATGCAGGGCAACTCAAAAGCCTTTCCTGCTAGTGGTGCGGTGGAAGAACGAAACGCTAATGTGCAATGTCTCAGAGGTGGATTGGCGAGTGCAGATGGGTGGTAGGGTTAAGTCTAGAAGGGATGCGGCGGACGTAGAGCCGATGATGACCTGTGATATTGAGAGTAGTTTTTTAACACCAAAAGCATTTTTTAATAGGGGGGAAAATGAATAAATTATTGGAGGACATAATAGATGTACTCGTTGTTGTGGTTATCTGTCTGTTTTTTGGGTTGCTTATGTTTATCGGAAGCGGTTGCGCTCACAGCATACCTAATGATGGGCTACATTATGAAAACAAGAACACAGGTTGTGTATCAGACTTACGTGGACAACCGGAGGATTGGTGCTAATGAATCAGAAGAGTATAGATGCGTACCTGAAGTACGTGGACTTTCATGGGAGAAACGTGGCATCCGTAGCAGCGGCATTGTCAGAGCATGGCCCTATGACCCACGAAGAACTCTGCAACCACCTGCACATGACAGGCAGCCTTATAAAAAGCTCAGTGAAAACATTGGTAGAGGGTAAGGATGTTGAGGTCATAAAGAGCTATGGCGATAAAGTAGAGCCATCCGTGTATAGGCTAAAAGAGTGAGTGGCTTACGTAGCAGACGGAAGGGGCATAACTTTGAGCGGGAGTTGGCGCGAATACTCTCCGAGCATTGGCCTGAGCTAAATATCAAGCGAGGCTCAGGGCAGTCGCGTTGCGGTAGCGATGCGCCCGATGTGGATATGCCTAGCTTTTGGGTGGAGGCAAAAAGGCACAAAAGATGCAACATAAAAGCTGCGCTAAAACAGGCTATCGAGGCTAGTGCTGAAGACGAAAAGCGCAGGATGCCCATAGCCATTTGCAAAGACGACAGGGAAGAGGCCACCGTAACCATGCGGTTTGAGGACTTTCTTTGCTTGGCGGGGAACTTCTTTGTTCATACCGGATATCTGAAAGGCGTTATCGATGACGAAAATGAGCAATAGTGGCTTGCTTGTTCTTCTTTCGGGTTGCGGTGTGTTCTTCGGTTCCCCGCCAATGGAGACCATGTGTGAGAGTCATTGTTGGAACATCGTTGATTGTGCTAGGGAGAATGACCCGCACAGAAAAGTAGACCGGACGCTCCCCGTCGAGGAGTGTGCGGATGACTGTATGCAGCGTTGGACTCATGCTCAAGTGAAGGATGCCTATGTTAACAATAGGCGGCATCTTGATGACCCTGAGCTAAACAGGGGCATAAATGGCTGTGAGTACCTAGAGTATTTCGCTAGAAGGTACGGTGAAAACGCCGAATGCGTTGACGGGGTGGTTAGCGTTGCCGTTGACGGCAAGATATATGATTGCTATGTGAGGTAGGAATGACATTAGAACAAATTAAGCAAGAGCTTTTAGAGCGTATAAAGAATGCCAAGTACAATGGGCAAGACGAGATTGTACTCAGCCTAAGCAAGGCGGCCATGATTCTAGAAGGGCTAATCAGGAACACTTGGGATGACGTTACAGTGCCTATTGTGGACGAGGACTAAGTAGCACTTCCCATAATTGCGGGTTCAGAGACCTGAACAGCATTGTTCCCCTAGTTATGTTTTCCGCTAGGTCTTCATTCGATATGTGAACCATGCCCGCTGCATCACCATACTCAGGCCCCCTGTCTTCCATCCACATACCCGCTAAAATGCAATGCCATATCTCATGCAAAAGGGTGCGCTTGCTTGCGTCAATATTGAGCTTCTCGCTAAGGGTTATACTATACTCGCTAAAGTCAGTAACTCCGTCTAGCTCATGCCCGTCAACCTCTATGTAAGGCATTGATAATAAAGTGAATTTAGCCCAACCAACATTAAGATGGCGCACACCCTTGCGCCTGAGTTCTTCAAGTAAACGCATGACTTAATCTATACCCGCAAGGTATGAGACCGCAAGCTATTCGATTGTTATGTTTAATTCGCTAAGTATTTCGGACAGTTCTCTGCTTGCTAGTTCCGCATATATTCTTTTTATGTTTTCTCGCCTATTGTGCATATACATATATGTTCCGGGGCAACGCTTTAGCCTGTCCTTAGAGCCTTCTGAGAGTTCAGTATGACCCCATACATCAACCTTCCCCTGAAAACGGCACAGCGCGGCGCTCAGGAGGTCTACGGCATACTTTTGGTAGGTGCTTGGGTGTTCGTGTTCAAAGTTGCCCTGCACGGCAATGGCTAGGCTCTTGATGTTCCATCTTCGTGCGTGTACCCCACATTCTCTCAGCGGTAGGCATTGAAAAGTCTTGCCATGACCCACGACAAAGTGGTAAGGATTGTTACCACCTGTGAGTCCAATTTTAGGGTGGTATTGAAACCATTTATTGACATGGAGTCCAAAGCTATGTTCACTGTTAGTCTTTGCATCTGCGCTATCGCAGTAGGCACAATTATTAACTCCGCAATGTAGCTTTGGCCCTATGCGGTGGATGACCACCATTTCGGGCTTAATCAGCTTCCTGTACCGTCCATCGCTAGACCGATCTATGATGTTTATTACTTCTAGCTCTTGTTCCATTGGCTTATCATCACCATTCAAGGCGCAATCCTCCGACTGCTCCCCAACTGTTATTGGTAAAGCTTTTGAGTTCTGCTTCTCCGTAGAGTTCACCAAAAAGCTGTAGTCTCTTTGATATGTTGTGGCTGCTTTTGACTGCTCCACGAAGCGCCTTGCTATTGATAGAAGTATAGAAAGAAGTGCATCCAAACCCCTCTTTAAGCAGCCTTGCCTGAGCGAGTTCGGCACCTACTTTTTTTCTAGTGCGTCTACTCCCGCGATAGCAGCAGCCTTAAGCTTGTCCCTTTCCAAACTTACCTGCTTAACCTTCAGCGCAGTCCTGAAAGCACCGTAACCCAATGCCGTAAGCACTGAGAGTGCAGCAGATATGGCTGCGGCCAAAAGCGGGTTCTCAACGTGACCGCCACTCTGCAATGCTTCTAATGCGGTTGCAATCGCAGGTAAGGCGATACTCGCAATGATGCCTAGCTTTGATGCCTTCCACTCAGTAGAGTCTTTTCCATTACCCATAGGCTACCTACTTCTTTTTAGAGGGAATGTTTTCTTCTGTTCCCTTAGAGCCTTCAAAGTCAGCAAGTATTTGGTTTACGCTCTTGCTGAGATCAAGGTTCGACTCGTTGTGCATAGCACTCTTGCCAAGGTCTCCATCCTTTACGTCATACTCAAAGTGGGCATGGTTCTTCCCGCCGTCGAGCTTGGTGATAACCAACCGTTTAACGTGTAATTCTCTTGCCATTGTTTTTCTCCTTATGCGTTAGCTATTGTTGTCACAGTACCACTTGATCCTATGAATTTCAATGCACCCGATTCCACATACAGCACCCCTCCACCCGATGGGGTGACGGAAGGGGCTACCGTTGCATTGGCCATGCCAAAAACAGTTTCCCCACTTCCAAACTCACTATAAGTTCCCATGCCGATGTTCTTTTCTATTGCTATGCTGCCATCGGGAACAGAGTTATTCATCCAACTGAAGCTTCCGATAGCGGCATTGCCCGCTACACTGAACCTGTTTACGCCGGGGGATGTCTGTATTCCGACTCGCCTATTATAGTTGTCTAGCACCATAGTGGGCTGCGCTGAAACGGAACTCCCGTAAACGTAAAGGAATCCACTCTCCGGGAACACTATGCTTGCTCCCGGCCTGTTGCCCGTTCCTGTGTACGAGTACGCATTGATCTCTAAGTTCGTTTCATTCGTTATTGGATTTTCGATTGCGAACGACTTCCTGTGTTCGGTTCCCGATATGCCTTCTTTTTCAGCTATCAGCGTCAGCAAGCCCGTCGAGGTGCTTGGAAGATCGCCCAATGTTACAATGTCTGCTGCCATTACTTCTCCTTATGCGTTTGCCAATGTTGTTATTGTTCCCGAAGACCCAACGTACTTTAGTGCGCCACTCTCGACGTACAACACGCCCCCGCCTGTCGGGGTGCCGCTAGGGACTACGGATGCGTTTGCGATAGCGATAACAGTTTCCCCAAGAGCAAATTCGACATTCGTTCCCATTCCGATGGAACCCTGAACAGTTAATCCATACGTTGGCGCAGATGTTTGGTTCCAAGACGCATCACCAAAGGAACCTGAACCCGCGACAGAGACATCGTTAGCAAAAGTACCTAGCCCTATAGCTAGCCCCCTCTGCGTTGTTTGGGTGCTGATTTTAAAGTCATGAGTGGACGTTGGAGAGCCTCTTGTCAGTGCAAGGTATCCGCCACTAGGGTCTTCAAAGGTTAGTATTCCGTGAGACCCTGCATTGGAATAAAGGCTCGACCAACCCCTGCCTATCAACAAGGGATGATCAAATGTTACCTGTTTGTTTATATTCCCCGACACAGGAGTCTCGGCAGTGCCTAGCTCAATTTCATGCGGTATTATTTTCGGAACCTTTCCGATTTGAACTATGTCTGCCGACATATTTTTCTCCTAGTAAGTGTATGCCTCTACTGTCACAGTGCCGGGGGTTGCTGCGTCAGGAGTAAATTTTACCTCGAAACTCGGAACCCGAAAGCCTATGTCTAAAACCTTCAGAGTGCTTGCGGTGACGGTCTCTGTCTGCAAGCTTCTTGAGTTGCCATTGAGGTCGATATAGTTAACGTCCATCGTCCCGTCCTGTGTGGAGAAGCAGTAGATCGTTGCCCCTTCTGCTCCAACGAAGTTTTGCGACTCCGTAAGCAGGTCTATTTGTGCTGTCGAGCTATAGTCCGCACTAGCGTTCAGCCCCACGTTTGCTCTGTATGATGTTGTTGCCATTATTTATTCCTTTGTTGTTTATGGGTCATCATCCATTAATCCTATGACTGCCAAGCTAAAGTCTGAATCTAGCCCAACCACGTTACCTGAAGCAGAAAGGTATGCCCCTACGGTAACAAGTATTCTCTGATATTGCCATGCCCCCGCTGAACTGTCGAGGTGCGCCCCGCAGCTTGATAGTGCTGCTGCCGTCCAAGACAGTTGCGCGTTCGTGGACACGAGTATCGTTGCGTCAGGCTCAACTTTTCGATCGAGATAGACATAGAACTGCCCCGCTGACACATACCCCGATGCGTTCGTTGTTGTTTCGTCTATGCCGAAATGATTTGATGAGGTGGTAACCGATGTTGCAGCAATGACGGTAAACTTCCCACTAGCACAGATTGTGTTCTGCCTGTTAAGGATGTTGTACGCAGTGCTTGGTGCCGGGCTATATGCTGTTGGGTCGGTGCCGACATCCGTAACGTATAGCGCTTTAGCTTGAGAGTTTCCTCCGTCTGCCGTTTTGTGGACATGGAAGTCCTCGCTATTGTTACCTCCTAGGGATATTCCGCGAGAAGTTACATTGGTGGTAAGATGAACACCCGTGTCCTTGCACTTTATATGTCCATCATACCCACTTGATGAAGAAGAGCCGGGGTCTATCTTGAAGTATGTGCTGTTTAAAGGCCCAAACGTGTGTCCTCCACCGGAGGATATGCTGTACCTTGTAGTGTTCGCAGTTCTAAACACCATGCTGCTTGTGTCTAGGGTTCTTATGTACATGGCACCCGCACCGCGATGGTCAAAAAATGTTGACCCGTTGTCTCCTGCTTGCCTGAGTATCCTTACTCCGTAGGTGGTATATGTCCCAAGCGGGCCGGATGCGTTAAGGTTAAAGTAGACCTCTCCATCAGCGGTGCGAGAGGTGCCGACTTGAAGGTATCCGGCAGTCGCGTCTATCCCCTCGGCAACATTGAGCTTAAACCCCTTAGTAGCAACTGAGTTAGCGACATCGCTGTTAAGCACTACGTTTTGTGCGGTGTCTGCGGTTATGGCATTGCTTCCGTTGGTGGTCAGAGCAAACGCTCCACCGGAAGTGACGGTCATGGTGCCTGAGCCGTTAGAGGCAAGCTCTACCGCTCCGTTTGCAAATGTGTTTGGGGATGTTAACACGGGGCCTGTTCCGTCATCCGCGAACACGCTACCCCAAAGATCTCCGGTCACAGTCCCTGTCAGATCACCTGTAACATTCCCTGTTACATTGCCCGTAAGGTTTCCGGTGACATTCCCTGTAAGGTTCCCTGTTACATCTCCTGTTACGTCTCCGGTTACGTCACCCGTTAAGTCTCCCGTCACATCCCCGGTTACGTTGCCTGTTACGTCACCCGTCAGCGGGCCGACCAATTGTGCGGCAGTTACGGTATTGAAAAACTCAGTATCACCCCAAATATCTATGCCGCCATTGTGCTTTAGTTTTATAGCATCATTGAAGGCAGGAACCATATTCCCTGATGCGGTGATGATTAAGTTCCTATCTAAGTTGTCTCCTGATGAATCGTATGGGAATAGCCCAATTATGGAGTCAACGGCAGGGGATACCTGAGCGATTGTTCCGCCCGCAGTGGTTATGGGGAAGCTGAAAAGACTAGCGGCTGCTGCTCTGTACTCTGCGCTCATAGCCAACACAGATCTGTTCCTTGACTCAAACAATCTTATTCCGCGATTAAGTTGCCCCGGTGCGACCTCAAGAGTCCAAGGTCTTATTTCAGGGTCTAACTCCGCACCAACGCGCATGGTCATATTGCTTTCCCTGAGAATGGCTGCCCAACGATTATTGCTAGCGCCCAAGAAAAGTCTAGAGTTATTGGTTATAGCCATGATTTCGCCAAGTGGATAATTGACAAGACTTGGCCCCGCTGTAGTGTACCTCTCAGATCTTATTCGCAGCACCGAGTCAACAATGCCGAAATTGCTAATGTGTTCTAGGAAAATGTTGCATCCGTGCGCCCCAATTGCGACCGGAGACTTCCGCCTAAACGTGGCCATGTCATCGCCACTCGTAAGCTCAAGAACCTCTGCACCCGCAAAGCGATAACTCTTCTTAACGGACGCATTCCCTATGTCTGTTCTGAACTCATCATCAGTCATCTCCATCTCGACACCATAGGTCAGAGTTGCGTTTCTGTCTGAGCTAAGGGATAGAGTTCTGACCGAGGTATTTATGTCTTGTCGGCTACTGAGCGTCATCATTGGTTTCCCGGCAATAGGGGTGGCCGAGTTGCTGCCATGTTCGACGCTAACCGTTCCCGTTGACGAGTCAAATGACATTCCGCGATTAGATGTAAGGGCCGTGCTTCCTGAGATCTTCTGAAGTTCGCTTATGATAGAGAGATCGTTTATAGCGTTGCCGCCCAAGTCCAATACGGGCTGCGCGTTGAGACCATCACCACCCAAATACTGAGTGTGATCGTTGGCGGGAGAGGTTAGCCCCGACAGTGAGGAGTGAGATATCCCGCTACCCGATGTGGTTCCGATGATATCAGTTCCCGATCGAACAAGAAAATCTCCATCCGCTATTGCGCCAAGAGAGAGTGATGTTGGGCCACTTGTTTCGGTCATGGCGGAAACCGCAGGATCGGGGTATGTTCCGCTCAGGTCTCCACCCGCAGGGCCGGATGGTGCGCCCCCACCCCCTGAGCCGCCCCCATACAGATGCACAGTTTTTATCTGATATCTCTTTGGCCCCGTACTCAGCTTGAGTGTGTTTGGCCCTGATTTAAGTTTAAAACTAGGCATACTGTCTCTCTATGGATTTGTCGCTAACTGCTCATATACTCTAACGTAAAAACCTCGAAAAGTCTCTATCAGACCTGCCGATGTCACAAGTTGGATTTCTGCGGGAAACTTGCCCGACTCGTTGAGGAACGGTGGGTCTCCGGGAGCGGGCGGGGCAGGGAAGGTGCCTGATGCCTTTCCTGTGGTTGGGTCTGCGTCGAGGGTAAGGTCAAACTCCTTGCTCCCTGCCGTAAATCCAATAGCAAATTTGAGGCTACACCCTGTCAGGTCATAGTTCTCTATTTCGATCTCTATAGCGGGTGAAGTATCACCAATACTGTACTCAATCACCATTCGTTTTGCTCCTCAATATGTAGTTAAGAATAGACTTCAAATCTTCGTGCATCTCGCTTTGCTTTGAGTCTATAATCGCCAATCTTTTCTCGATGGAGTGAAGCTCTTTCTCCATCCCTCTCATTTCCTGCTTGATTTCCGTATGCACTTTTGCCGCTTCTCCTTTGCTCACAAAATTGTATGTCGTACTGCATGGCCCCGCCGTTGCGGATAGTGCTATCGTACTCATTACAATGGCTAGTGCCTTTGTGATCGTTGAGAGTTGCTCTCCCATGTTAAAACTCCGTAGCGGCTCTTGCGCCCATATCTAGTTGGTCTTGCCCCATTTTAGCTGTTCTGTCGTCGGGTGAAAAGGCGTTTTGCTGAACCCCCAAGGTTAATGGTGCTTGCGGCAGTATGCTAAAGTTGTAACCGGGCATTAAGGTTTCTAGAGATCTTCTGATTTTATAGGGAATATTTTCCTTCTTCTTGCCCATCTCGGCAACCACCGGAAGAATTATCTCAACTAGTTCGTTGTGCTTTTTGGGGTATAGGTCTCTAAACACCTTGGCTGAATAGCTATCTAGGGTGCCGTCTGCGATCCTTGCGTAGATGGATGCACCGTCATTATTGATTACCGCTATAGCTTTCTTGAGGTTGTCTATTTCTTCTTGGGATGGTAGTGCGTCCCCATTAAAGTCGGTGGTCTTGGTTAATACGTTGTCCCTTATATACTGCATCTCTTTCAGGTTCTGTAGTGCTATCTTTTGCGCTTGTGTCTCACTCAGGTTGGCTACCGCATCGAGGTTCTCTACCACTTGTTGCATTGTCTCTTCAGGCACACTCAAGGCTGCGCTCACATCTTGGTAGTACTTTTGGTAATCTTCCGCTATCTGATCAGCACTCTTCCTAAACTGCTTAACCTGCTCCTCGGACTCGCCTGTGAATTGTTTGGCATCTATTGGTGCGGCGGCCTTTATGGCGAATGCCCTTCTAGTGGCAATACTATCTGCAAGCTCTTCTGCTAGTCGTGTCGATTGAGTGGCCTTATCTATGACGAAATTCAGTGCCGCCTTGCTGTAGTCCTCACCGAAGAGCATGGCACTCTTAAGCGCATTTGTGCGGTCTACGAAGGAGCCTAGCGACCTAGCGGCTACGCGCATACCTGCCCAACGAAGAGAGTATGGTGCCAAGAAGGCATCCGAAAGGTTTATCTTAACTAGTGAGTCTTTATCGACTGCCTTATCGACTGCCTTACCAACGTCTTGCAGCATGGGTATGATTAAGTGCCACTTGCGGTCGTTGTCTATGAAGTCCTGCACGAGCTTAGAAGCGCGGCTAGCGGATAGGTCTCCTGAACGAACCATGCCCTTTGCGGTGCGATCTAGGCTGCTAAGTATCTCGTTCGTGATAAGCCTAGAGCGTAGTGCATACGGGTTATTGAAGTCTTGGTGCGAGTTAAGGAAGTCGCTCCTTCTCTGCTTTATTGCATCGTTGATGCTTAGTGCGTCACCATGCTGTCTAGTGCTAAATATTAGGTCATCTAATGCCTTTACTTGCTCTTTGGTCTCCCTCAGAAACACGCTCTCGTCATCAATCCTAGAAAGCATATCATTAAGTGCGCCCTCTCCATGCCGTAGAGCCTCAAGCCTTTCGGTTAGCCTAGTTCGCTCGGCGTGGCTTATGGATGGATCGTCTAACTTGGTGATGGATTCGTGTATTTCTTTTTGCAATTGCTGCGCTCGGCGCTTTGCAACAGGGGTCATGAATTGCAGCTTTGCCTCATTCAGTGCGTCTGCTACGCTATTCATCCTGACAAGCGACGAACCGGGCATACGCAGGGTGGGGCTAGGCGAGCCTGCGTTGACACCGGAAGCACTAGCACTACGTCTTGCCATCTTAGCCTGTCGGCTATTATCTACGATGTCTGTTATGTCTTTTCTCTTTTCGTGAAAGTACTTGTTTAGCGTTTCTAGTCTGCTCTTGATTGTTTCCTTTTTCAGTGATGGCATGACAGGGCGTGCGTCCGGGCTATTGTGTACTCGCATATTGGCGGCACGCATAAGCTTGCCATCTCGCAACAGTTTAAATAGCTCGTCACTGCCGGGTTTTCCGGCATGGCTGCGCGTTAGTCGCTTCGTAAAGTCGCGCCCGTCTGCTGCAATGTCGAGTAGTTTTTTTAAGTTCTTGCCACTAAGTGTTTCAGGGTTGCTATCGTGCATCTTCCTGACAAGCTTCTTGCCTAGCTTGCCCATCTCAACGACGGATTGCCCGCCCTGCATGGCTAGCGGAGACACTAGCCCTAAAGCGCCCTGTAGGCCTATCCCAACGCCTGTGTTCCAAAGCACATCTGTGGCATTCTCGGCGGTCAGGTCTTCGTCACTGTTTAGTGCTGCACTCTTCGCGGCTTCCCCTGCGGCATAGATGGCGCTCTGAGTGGCGGTCTCAGGCAACTCCCCGACTATCTTGGTTACCTTGCGTATGGCGGGCGAATACAGCATAGCGTCTGCTAACTTGCCCTTGGATTGTGCAGGTAGGATTGTCTTGTTGATTAGCTTACGCTTTGCGCCAAGCTTCTCGCCAACGCCCTTACTCAGCTTCTTGATTACGGCATCCTGTACGGTGGCGGCCTTGGCAGCCTTCTTAACGCTCTTGCCAAGCATTGAGCGCATAACCTTTTCAGCAGCTTCTTTTCCGATGAGCTTGGTTATGAGCTTACCCGTTGTCTTTACTGCCGCGCCGCCCAAAGCCATGCCCGCAATCTCGGTGCCGTACACGATGCCGGGGTGTACATCCTTGAGGTATTTAATTTCCTCTCGCATTTCGTCACTTGAAACACTTGCGTATATGTCAAAAGCACCAAGAGGATCGGCGGCCTCAATGAGACCTAGTGCAAGGGCAGCCTGTCTTTCGCTACCGTACTTGCGGTCTATTCGGCGCTTAACTGCGAGTTCCCTAGCCCACTTAGGTGGTGCTTCGTGCATAGTTGGGTCGAGCAGTTCCTTGCTCTTTGCCTGCACCCATTCGGGTATCTGCTTTATATCTCCGCTACGGTCTAGTGCGAATCCTTCACCGATTAACTCGCCTACCGCTAGCGCAGAACTCTCCTCCATGGGAGGGGTGGCCAAGGCTCTTGAGGCACGCTTAAGCTGCTCATCTTCCGCTAGCTCCGCTAGGGCTATTTTTTCCTGTTCTTTATCGGACATTGCTTTACTGTTCGTTCCGTCCCCTAAAGAGTCCCCCAACCATGTCAATGCCTTTACCGACCCATCCGCCGCCATCCTCTCCTTCGCGCTGTGCCTCGGTTATTCCCTTGCCCGTTGCAGCTTCAGGCACGCGCATGGCTGCCCTGCCAAACCCCAAGGGTTCGCCGAAGCTATTGGTGAACAGGATGCTGTGCGGCTCAAATACTGCGCGAGCAGTAGAGTTCTCTCCAAATATCTTGTGCGATGGTAGCGCGGCAATGATGGCTTGCTTGCCTGCCTCGCTAGGGTACAGTCTAATGTCTGCGGCTTGAGTGATATAGTGGTTAATCTTATTTGTTGAATCACCGACAAGCTTCTCAAATCGCTTGGCAACAGCTTCCGGGTCTCCCTTTATGCTGCCAACCCAACCCCGCATGGCTTGTCTATCTTGATCAGATATCCTTTGCTGTGTTTCCCTTAACTTCTCAAAGAGTATTTGATTAAATTGCGCCTTAAGCATATCCATCTCGGTCTGAGAGGCAGTTCTTAGAAACTCAGGAATAAACCTAAGCCCTGTTGCGGTTACTCGCCCGAAGACGCTTGGGTTCATCCTCTTAAGGGCATCTATTGTGTCTGCTAGTCCTTGCAAGCTTCCTGCCGCGCTCTCTACATCCTCTTGTAGCTTGGCTGCACGCTTTATCTCCTCTTTTGTTGGAGGGATGTCCGTAGTCGCAGCCCTAGACTCTCGTAGTTCTTTATTTAGCTCATTGACAGCCCTCGCCCCGCTGATGGTTGTAGAGGCGAGCCTAGCCTGCTCCGATGCCTCTTGCTCGACTATGTTTGCACTTAGGTCATATACTGCATCGGCAAGCTCTACTGCTTGGTTTTGGTCAAGCTCTAGCTTATAGTTTTTCATTATATTTCCTATTTGTGCCTTTACGTCACTAATTATGGCTTGCTTAGTTGCGTCTAGAGCCTCCTTGTCACTCTCGGCCTGTTGCACGATGCCATCTAGCACTCTCTTTGCTGAACCGGACTCTACCTGTAGGCTCTTTAGCGAGTTCATTTGCGCCATAGCAGCCCTCTCAACTTTTTCCTTGAGTAGGTTGTAGGCATTGTTTTGCCCACCAAATAGCCCCTGCCTTAGTGCGCCAATCATTGCAGCGGCTATCCCTAAGCTGCTGCCGAAGATGGGCCTAGAGGGGTCTTTGGCTTGCACGGCAGATATCTTACTGTTGAGTTCGTTTAGCCTGTTTGATGCCTTTGCGTGCGCGTCTTGAAAAGCTTTTTCAATCTGAGCATTCTGAGATGCAAAATTTCTCATCGCTTGGTCTTTCCTAGCCTGTTGTGCCGCTAGGTCGCTTTCCAATTTTTCGGCTAGTGCATCCTTTCGCAGCTTCTCTTTTTGCAGTTCAGCTTCTAAACGCTCTTTCTTTTGAGGTAATTGATGCTTTTGTTTTAATTTTTCTCTTGCTCCTTTTACCTTATAGACAGAACCCAACACCATCCCCTTGGCCAAGCTTGTGTCCTTCTCTTTCTCGGCTTGTTTCTGCGCCTGCTCCAACTTGTACTGCTCCTTGAAAGCTTTGCGGCGCTCAAATATCATGTTCTCGTTGCCGGGTGCCTCGACCTGTATGGCGGCATTTTTTTCTGCTATCGAGCGAAGCAATTCTTCAAGCGTATCCTTTTTCGGTTGCGCGGATGCGCCGCCAATCTCTAGGCTGTTGTCTACTGTGCTTGTGTTTGTTGGTGTTGCCATTAGTAAATCCTCATACTGAGAAAAGTCCCTGCTCGTTCGGCAGGTTAACATATGTGTCGTCGGCGCTAATGCCATTGCCCCTCAGAGATGCCGTGCTGCCGTATCGGGAGCGTCCCGGTGCAGTTCTCGCGGCATTGCCCGTGCGTCCTCCTCCACCAAACAACAGGCTTAGTGCCGATGGCTCGATTGCGCCGGGGTTGGTGCCTGTCGGTATGGCTGCCCCGCCGCCGCCTGTGGCTAGTGCTGCCCCTGTGCCGATGACGCTAAGTAGTGCGTTTAGGTTCCTGTCTTGCTCGGCCTGCATCTCCGCTCGCCGCTGTTGGTTTATTGCCTGTAGCTGTTGCTCCGCAAACTCCCTGCCGCGCCTTTGAGCCTCGGCCATACCTGCGGCAACACCACCTGAGAGTTGGGCTTGCGAACGCCCAAGGAACCGCGCTTTTTGCTCAGGGGTTAGCCGCCTGTCCGCAAATTGCGCTCCCAATGCCGCTCTTGCTCTTGCTGCGCGTCTTGCGAACTCTCGCAGTTCAGGTGTCACGCCTGTCTCGGCTTGCTCTCTGAGCTTTTTCTTTTGCCGATCTAAGTCTTCCCTGATTTGCTTTTCTTCTGCCGTTTCCACAAGCCCCACAAATTCCCCTGCCTGTCTTAGCTCAGGCCCCATGTCGAAGAATTCCTTGGCTTTACCAAAAAAGCTGCTCATATTTCACCTACACTGTCTTGGCATTCTTCATTTTGAACGCCGATTGTTTAGCTGCCACTTCTAGCAGCATATTGTTTAATGCGTATCCCTTTGTGGGGGTGGTCAGTGATGTTTCGACAATCCTGAGCTTCATGCTCTCGCATTTCTGTATCTTCGGCTTATGCCGGAATTGAAATACCCTGTCGATGCTGTTTCCTCCATAATACGTTGTGCCGCCATATGTTGCTCCGCCCCCGTAGGATGCCAAGCTAGCTATGTCAGAAGCGGTTATATTTATTGTTTCTGACGGATAAGTATTATAATCATAAAAAAGCTCTAATTTAAAGGTGGTGTCGGCGCTTAACTCCCCTAGAAGCAGCAGGTTTCGTATTCTTTGGAACCCTTGCGGGCCTGACATCTTTATCCAAGCAGTTTCTATGTCTGTTGATATTGGTGTCGAGCCATCACCAAAGTAGTCAGGGTCTTCCTGTAGCAGATCTAACGATGACTTATCGATACAGAACTGCCTACCATTTACAGATATACTGTTATTCTTCGTAGTCAAGCTAGAAGTGTACCACTGATCAAAGAGGGTGTTGTATATGACTGTTCCTTCGTCATGGCATATCCTAAGCTCATTTAAATCTGACAGGTGAATGATTGATGACACAGAAGTGATGCTGTCTACAACGCCCAACCCTACCTCGTTGAGCCTTAGAGATCTATCGATGCTGTATATGTTGTTGTAGAACTGAAAGAATATCCCACTGTCTGTGGACTTCACCGAGTCGGGATTGGTGCATCCTATGCTTTGCGAGAACGCTGTTGGAGGAGAGTAGCCTCCACCCGTACCTGACTCGTTAAGCGGAGACCCATAACTCGCCAAGGTCAACTCATTCTTAAACATGAACAGCTTCCCTGAGAGGCTAGCGATGCCGTTTATGTCACCGCCGTCAGGGGGCGATTCAATGTAGTGCAGGTCACTAAACTCCGCACTGCTGAACCTTACCTTGGGCTTGCTGTAATAGATTCTATTTCTGTTATCGGATGAGAGCAGAAATAGCCGCCCATCATGCACCGTCATGAGGTCTAAACTTGGCGGGGGGATATTGGCTACTACCGAATTGCTTATATAGAGTCTTTCGTTCTGAATGATTTTGGAATCAGGCTTGCTGAAGTTGTAGTTGGTGATTCCAAAGCCCTCGCTGACGAGAGCCTTGTCATAGTCATCGACAAGCACATCACCATCGTAGAATAGCTCTAATGACACACCGGGATCTGTGTCGGATGTTATATTTAGCGTGCGATATGCCTTGAGCAATACATTCTCTTTTTCGGTGAACTCATTAATGAGCGGCACTACTCCAAAGTCCAAGGTATTTGTTCCATCTATTTCGTTCGCATTTGCCGATTGTACGGTTACTATCTCCGATGGAGCAGACCTATGTACTTCTCCATTCTTGTCAGTCCATTCATAAATGAATGCGAATTGATACGTGGGGTTCGTGCTGCCTGCCGGGTCTATATACTGTGTTTCCTTGAGTGCTTGGTCGGGGTGTAACTTCTCTTTAAATATGTCTTGTACGATTTGGAAGCCTTGTTCGGCAATGCCAATGACATTTGGTGCAAAGTGGAAGTTATTCTCTACATATTCTGAACCGTTGAACGTCTTCAAGAAGCCGCCTGTAGTATAGAGGCTGCCTGAGAACTCTACGGACTGCCCACTGCCACCGAGGGCAATGTCGAAACTAGCCACGGATCGGTCATTCGCGGATGGCAACTTAAGACATGAGAACGATAGCTTGTTAGATATAAGCTCTATTTTGGATACATTTCTTGGCTCTATCTGACCCGAAGAACCGCAAAAAGCAGTTCCCGGCAGTATCTTTGCTACTGCGTGTCCCGGATGGATTAATTTGCCCAAGAGCGAGTTGTCTATTTCCACCATGTAAAGGAAGCTTGTGCCGAAGTTATCGTCAAAAAGGTTTATCTTATTGTTCTTTTTCGAGACGAATATCGCTATGTAGTCTTTTGCATTGCTGCCTGTGCCTGATGTGTACTTCGCAATGTTTGATTGTGGTCGCATGAATGGGATATTGGTACGTTGATCGACAACATTCGTTGGGGTTGGGTCGCGCAACCCTACGTCAACCGCTAGCATACTTGTGTATTCTTGGAAGTCATTGCCTACGTCGTACCTCTTGAGTCCCGTAGATACATCCCTGTCCTTTGCGAAGTGGACTGCCATGTAGTGGATGTCGCTACCAACTACGTCCGTTCGCGTATACTGTATGCTTCTTACCGTGTAGTCATCTCGATACTCATTAGTGGCCGGAACGCCCGAAGTCCCCTGCATGACACTAGCAACCAACATGGAGGGGTTCGATGAGTCTCCCAAGCCATTCATGACCCTGTCTTCTAGCTGAGATCCGGGGGTGTTTGGGTCATCGCACTCACAGGCAAAAGTTATGCCGACTTCTTCTATGGATGGGTCTCCCAAGAATGAGTTAATAATTATCTCGTCTGCCGTTGTGACGCTAGCACCAATATTTGCAGACGAATGCACGACCCCTGTAAACCCTGACGCGGAACTAGACTCTTCTATCTTGTAGATGGTCGGCAACACTTGTGGCACTGTTAGCAGGTCAGCGAATACGGTACTCATGTATATTTTTGAGTTCTGAGAATCATACACCGCTGACACATCGCTTCTCTTTATTGCGCTTAATGTTAGGTCAGGATTTGGGATATTTGCCCAAGTCCAAAAAGTTCCCTCATTTTGCACATAGGGTACGCTATTGCTATCTATCCTTACGGTGAAGACGAAGAACTCGCCAAAAGTGGCAGAGCTTTGTCTGCCTGTGCCGAAGATGATGAACCTATCAGGAGTCGATGACTGAGAGCCAAACGGTATGACCTTAACGCTTGTCCAAGTGGTGATGTTGCTTTGTGTGATTTTAGAGTCTAAGAGTATTTTTCCGTTGTTGGTGTCGTATATATTGATGCCTATAGAGGCATTCGTATTGGTGCCTGATGTGGAGGTATTCTCGGATGCCCAAACGCAACATCGAACCCCCGAGGTAAGCGTCGATTGGTCTGTGGATACGTTCTTCAGGTCGGAGTCACTGTCCTTGGCGCTAGGCAGTATGCCTATTCCTGTCTCACTTGTGTCTGCGGACAGGTTAAATGCCCCTGTATCGCGCCAACGCACGGACTCCCCAATGGCGCTACTGCCTGCATCTGTATAGACTTTGTTGGCCGTAAATATGACAGGTTGCTCTTTGTACTTGGCTATGCTTTCCGGCGCTTCTATGGGGTTTCCCTCAAGATCGTGCATGACCTGAGTCCTGAACCCGGCCCTCTTCTGAACATTCTTGCTCCCATCGAAATGCACGTTTTCGGCCTTAATAAGCTTGCCCTCCTTAACAAGCTTTCTGTCGGTGAACTCGTCCACCCCTAGACCGAAGTCGATGCTTACCTTTTGAGTCCTTAGCGGCATCTATCCACCAACAACCGTCATGTGAAATACCGCATTCAACTTGGTCTGCACCCCGCCGACGATAGATGTCAGTCTAATGTCTATCGTTGTAGTGGACGTTACCGTGCCTGTGGCAACATAAAGATCAAATGGCCCCGTTGCCCCCAAGGTGGCTCCGTCAACAGTCACCTGAACAGTTGCGTCCAAGGCAATAGGCTCATCTAGCGTTATAGTGTAGAAGCCATCATCCCCCGCATTTGCCGCCGACAAAATGTTCCAATGGTTTGTTGGTATGACGGGAGTGCCTGATGTTGCGTCAAATGTCGCTCTTGCCACAACAGCATTCTGAGTGTTCCGGTTATGTGGGTCGTTGCCCGATTGTCCGGTGGGAGTCGTGGATGTATCCTTTGTTACATTGTAGCCCGTGAAGCTCTTAGCCCATGTTTTGGATGCGTCACCAAGGTCATAGGTGTTATCGTCTTCGGGTTGAATGGTTCCTGACTGAACCGTGTCGTTTTTGTCAATGTATATGGTTCCCGATGAGCTAATGAACAAGCTTTGGTCTGCTGTTATCGAGGTCGCAGGAGAGATGTCTCCATAGCCCGTTGGTGCGAATGTCGCAGGAATAGTTCTGATGTCTGCCTTGGCAACTGCTTGGTTTACGCCACTGCTCTCAAGGCGAATATGTCCATATGTATCCACGGGCGAACCTGTCCCTGAGTCACCAAACCCCTTTGAGATTGTGAACTGATCCCACCGATGCCTGAGAAGGATTGGAGTAGATATACACTCCAAGGAAATTCCATACCCACCCGCAATGGCAGCAGTATCGTCACCCTGCATAACGACGGGGTGGTTGATGCTGTAGTTCCCAACCCAAAGCAGGTCGTTTACGTTGTCAACGCCCACCCGGAGAGAGGCACTGCCTTCGCCCAATATTTCACATGGGCCTGTTGCGTCATTGAGATAGACCCCGATCCGTCTCCCCGTAGCAGACCCCGGGCCGCCTGTTGTGGCAGGGGCATCGATTAAGATCTTGCTAACGCTTCCGCCCGTAGAACCCTTAAGGTATATCGCCTCAGAGGCACCACCACCATGCTTAATTGTCGTACTGTTTGTAGGGTCTAGCTCGATGCTAGCGGCAGAAGTGTGTTCAGGGGATATGAGTCTTGCTGCCGTAATATGGTTAGCTTCCGCATTTGCCAATGTGGAGGACAGTGCGTCAGCGGCATCACCCTGAGTGAACCTGTATAGGGTGCTGCCTACAATGTATCCCGCTTTACCCTGACCCAATACGTTGTTTACATATCCGTCAGTGAACCCGTCAGCAGATGGCAGCCCTGCACCACCTGACGTTAGCTGTATATCATTTGTTCCATCGTTATACCAAAGATCGTTGCTTAGGACGAATAGCATATTCCCACGGGGTGGGGTGGGGAATGATGCAGAACTCTGAAACCCGATGGTCTGTGCGGTAGTTAACCTATTGTCGTTGAATGGTACGTCAGCATTTATGTTTAAAGCCGCAGAGGGAATACTTGCACCCTCTGTTGTGTGGTCATGAGCGTTGAAGGTGGTCTCGATGAGTGTGAGGGAGGTGATAACCTTTCCTACTCCGGTAGCGGCAGTATTTGCCTCTCCTATGCTTGGGATTTGTAATATCATTATGATTCCTCTAGTTTCTTAATGCGTTTTTGCAGTTCGTCTATCCTCTTGCTTAGGGAGACCACTATTTTTTCCAACTCGCCTTGAACGTAGTTAACATCCTCGATATCGGAGTACTTTCTCTTGTACTCTCTATATGTCATAGTACCAATCTGCGTAAGAGCTTCTGTTTACATCCACCACCCGGTATGGTGCGCCCGCATCTCTATTCATGGCTATGCTTCTTATGCGCTCTCTTAGCTGCGCTTTCTCCTGCTCCAACTGAGTGTTGTCGCTCTCCTCTTTAATGAGGCACTTGGAGGCTGCGTCCACGACTGCATACTCCTCCCAACCGGGGCAAAGGAAAGGTGCTACATCATCAATTTGATCTGAGGCTATCATCGGCTCAAAGCACGGGATAAACCAAATTGTGATATCGTTATTGCCTTGATCGTTAATGAATTTGATATTTTTGCCTAGTACTGCGTATTGGATGTTGTGTTCAAAGGCAGTGTTTACAATTGGGGTGTTCTGAATGCTGTTTCTCTCAGCGAACATAAACCTTTGCAGGTTAATTGTTCTGTTTCCGGTCTTCAGGTCGATGCCGACAATCTTCATAAAGTTGTCAATGCCGAAGTCGGTTACGATGTTGTATTCCTCTTGCCCCGTGATGGTTGTGTCTAGCTTTTGAACGACATAATCCTCGTACTCGTTGACGAACATATCGTATAGCTCAGACAGAGACTCGTTGATGTACTGATTCAGTTCGGAATCGGACACGAATGACGAGTTTTCCATGTCGGCTCTTCGTCGAACCCTAGTTCTCAGATCGGATAAAGTGGCAGTGTTTGACATATTTCACCTATAAAGGGGGGCTTTCGCCCCCCTTATTTATACTAAGAAGAACTCATGTGTATCTTGATAAAATCAGACAACGAAGAAGTAAGCTTTTCTGCGTCATCATCCTTCAATGCTTGCAGCATTGCCCTAGCGGCAGGGTTGCCCATTGGCTTTTTCTCAGGATTAGCCGACTGCTTCTCGCTGACCTTTTCCAAGATAGCCATAGCCAAGTTCTTTTTACTAGTTGCTTCCATAGGGTTCCTTATCGCTTATCTGCCGATGAGTTTCGGAGTACCAATGTGAACTGCACTTCTTCGTCTGCACCGAGGTCGGTGGCAGCCCAAGAGTTAGCAGGGTCGGCATCTTCGACAAAAAGCTTAAGCACTATTTCTTTCGTGCCTGAAACGTCATGAGATTTAATTTTTACTGCTGCTGCTACGTCAGCGTCGATCATTGCCGATGCTGTAGCACTCAACAGAGAGGTGTACTTGTCTTCTAGCGTGATCTTAATCTCGCCATTATTAGCGCCATTTTTTTCTGCGCTGAACCCAAGCCCACGCAGAGAAGGGGATGCGATAGCACCCTTGATGCTGCCACTGATCACCTTAACCTCATGATTAAGTGCCTGTACTTTTGAGAATGTTCTGTTTGCCATTTTAAATTCCTTACACGGATAAGGGGTGGGCCGAAACCCACCCCGAATTTTTTATTATAATGTCACCTTGCAGTTCCATCCCGGTGCCTTACAAGCGATATTGGCATAGTAACCAATACGCACTTCAATAGCATCGGCATCAGAGATGCGAAGGCTCTTATTGCCATCATGGGTCAAGATGCGAGGACATTCGCCCAAGCTGTTCAAGCTCCATGTGTCCATTTGCAGCAACCAAGCTGTATCAGGTTGGCAGTCGGCATCAGGAATAACTTTCATTGTTCCGTATGGAGCGTGTAACTCCAATGCCTTAAAGCCAAGACCCGCAGGGGATTTAGCATCCACATAGGTCACTTTGCTGCCCAATGCTTTTACAAGCTCAGAGAATTTCTCAAAGCCCATGAAGCAGTGGTCGGGGCGGCCACCCTCTCGACCAACCAATGAAGCACCGTCAATAAGTGCTTCCTCGATGGGTTGAGCAGAACCGTCATGCTTAAGACCTGCCAAGCGGCTTGGGTCTACGCTTCGGTCAACACCAAAGAATGATGTTCCCAAAGATGTGTCGGTAATCCAAGAGGAAAGACCTGAAACCTTAGCAGACTGATCGCCCTTGACCACGAGGTCATCTGTAGCGATAAGCGTACTACCTGCTGCCATTTCAAGCTTGCCGTTGCTGCGATCTACAGCCTGTACCGTACCCTCACGAGCAGCGGTAGGATCTTGCAAGATCATTCCAACTTCAAACTGAGTGACATTCTCAGGATTGGTTAAAGTGATTTCAATCGGTGGCCCTGCCGCAACTGAAGCAGCATTGCCGATGACACCTGAGCCATCACGATAGCAAGCACCTGCCAATGATCGACCGATAGCACTCATCGCACCATCAATCTCAGCAGTCGCTGCTTGCATGAAAGCATTAGCGTCACCCTTAGATGCCTCTAAGGTCTCGCCGTCGATGCGAGCGATAGAATAGTCGCGCACACGCTGAAGCAAGAAGCTCTTAATGCTACCTGCTTGATATGCCCCACCCGTCTTTTGTGCATCGCTAAAGTTCGCACTACGGTTTTGAGGGTTGGCATTCATGACAGGCACAGGAAGTACTCGTCCGCCAAACTTTGAATATTTTGGCATCATTGCCATGAGAGGTCGGTTCTTGTAAACCAAGTCCTCTACTACGCCACCTTTATAGTGTTCTTTTAAGGCTTCCTCAAAAGAGGAAAGATCCAATCCTTCCCCGCCCGCGAAAGCCGTAATTTGGTCATATACATTACCCATTTTTTACGTTCTCCGTTAAACCCACTTTAACAATGATGCTGCCTTTTCAAGAGACTCCTGTCTAGAGAGTGGTCTGTCATCATTGTACCTTGGGGCTGTTGTTCCAATGTTGTTAGTCAGTGTTTTTGGCCTAGTGTCTTGATTGCCCTGCTGCGTTTCTATTTTCTTTAATCCCATTTTATTAAGTAACTTTTCGGAAGCTAAATATCTTTGCGCCTCCTCTTCATAGTGTTCTTCCACTGCTTGACAGGCTGTTGCCATGTCCAAAATCTCTCCCGTGCTATTATAATGCTCTCCGATCACATTTAAAACAAGGTCAGAGGCTTGCATTTTATTTACTAGCTCGTATTTTTCGTTATTCTCGCCTACAAAGTTAGCAATTTGCACTAACGCAGAGTCATACTTTTGTCTCTGCTCTTCGGCCTGTACTTGCTCATCGCGCTGCTTCTGCTGTTCTTGGGCGCTATTGAGTTGGTTTTCTAATTGGTCGATTTTCTCCAATGCTAATTCGGCATCGGTCTTCTGTGGCTCGCCAAGTGTCTCGATGTATTTATTGGTTAGGTCTTCATATGATACGCCTAGACTTTCAAGCAGCTTGATTGGGTCTTCCTTGGCCGCATCGTGCTGCTGTTGCATACTCTGCACCTCCTGAAGCTTAAGCTCTAGCTCTTGTTGGGACTTGGCCAATTGCGCTTCCCTTTGTGCCAATTCTGCGGCTTGGCTACTAACACTGTAGATGTCTTCTTGCGCTGTCTCTTGGGGCTGTTGCTCGCTAGTTTCTTGCGCGGACTCTTGGGTTTCCTGTTGTGTTTCCTGTTGTATTTCCTGATTTGCTGCTTCACTCATTTTCTATTCCTTTTTAAGTTGCTATAAGTGCAGGTATCGCCTGCTCGGATGCCACCGACTGCAATTGCGGTGCGGCTTGTTGCTGTGCTGCCGCTTGTACATTTGCTTGCGCTTGCATCATTGCCATTTGCTGTTGCTGTGCTGCCATTTCTGCATTGCTAATTAAACTTTGGCACTCAGCCACGTATCTTCGCATAAGATCCAATCTCTCCTCGGGAACCCCGTCCAACTTAGCACGGATGTACGCCTGATTGACCTTCTTGAGTGCAAATGCCAAATTCGAGAACGGCTCAGGAGATATATACTCTCCCTTTTCGATCATGCTCTCAATAACCATTTCTATCTCATCGAATGATGCCGTTTCTAAGCTCTGAACGCTCTTTAGGTCAGGGAAATCCAATAGCGCCATGCCATCTTCTCGGCTAAGTAGCCCCGTTCGCATCATCTCCTCAACGGTCTGCAATCTCGCAGCGGGAGTGACAGGCAGCAGACTCGTGGGGAACACTTGCATAATATATTGGTCTTCGTCCAACTTTACGTCCGACCACTTAACCTTTTGCAGGTTGCTCCTGTCAAAGCTCGTTACGCTAAAGTCCTTACCTGTTTTGCTTACGTCACGCGCAATATCAATCATAATCTTTGCGGCATCGAGGAACATGGTCTCATAAGACCTAGCGAACGAAAGAAACCTTTCGCTCTCTATGTCTGAGAACTCGCGCAATGCTCGTCCCGACTCAAGGCCTGCGGGCTTGCGGCTAGCGGCACTAAGTTGACTGACCCCAACGATCTCATAAGCCCTAGCGTATAGCCTGTCTAGGTGGGAGAACATTTCGGGGCTTACGGAATTTGCCGTCTTGTAAACCGGAGGTGTACCTGCGTATTCGATTATCCCGCCGATCTCATTGTTCAAATGCGCCTTGCTGACCTTGCTGCCTCGCTCAACGAAGACCTTGGGTACGCTGACTAAGTGCATTGCTATTTGGATTGTCTTAAGAAGCTTGTTTATCTCTATCTGTAATCCGGTCAGTTGCTCGGCAATGCCTTGCCCCCAAAAGCCCAATGCTTTGCTGCTCCACTTAAGGTTTACAAATGGGAAGTATGGCTTGTTATACTCTTCGTCTAGAAGCACTGCGCCGCCAATGCAGATGGTATGCCTTCCGTCCTTGGCTTCTCGCGCAGACGGCAAGTGCCACGCCTCAATGACCTCAACTCCATCAAAAACTGCAACGTCAGGGTAGGGGCTAGGTGACTGCGGGCCTGTGGATGCCGCTTCTATGATCGCCTTTCTATGCTCAGGGTAAATGCTCAGAAGCACTTCTTTGTTGATCATTTTTCGCTGAAACATCTGCCTTGGTTGCCCGTAGATTGCTTCCGAGTCATCAACCATGATTTCGTGAGGGAACACACGCTCTGCAATGATCTCACCATTGTTTTCGTATATCTTCATGAACCCTGTGCCAAAGATACAGGCATCCCGACATACGTCTTCCCCAACCTTGTAGACCTTACTAGCGTAGAACAGCCCCTGAGTGAACTTGTTAAGCATTTTGGCCTTGCGCTTCATAGACCAATCGCCTCCGCTAGTCAGGAACATGGGTCTTGGTCGGTTTTTCATGATCTTAGAGACAACCGTGGAGACCATTGAATGCACGATGTTTAGAGACAGCCTGTTCGTCAGGCTAGTTAGACCTGCGGGGGGACGGGAGTATGCGTTGCTGCTAAGTCCTTCGACAGGCGCGTTGCCGTACAGTCGCATATGCCGCAAGTCGGCTGTGGTGCGGTAATTCTGCCGTTCGCCAATGTACTCAACTGCGTCAAAGATATAATTGTTTACCTCTTTAGAGTTGGCTTGCCACCAAAATGTGCTGAATTTGTCTTTAGTCGGCATGGTTACTCGGCCTCTTTCTTCGATTTTGTCTTATCGTCCATGTTAGGGAGTTCTTCCATAAGATTCCTTAGTGCGTCTAGGAACTCAGGGTTCTTTTTTACCATAGCAAGAAACTTCTTGGTGCGTTCATCTCGCTCCGCTTCAAGATGCTCAGGGGTGCCACTCGGCTCAAAGGTTCTAGCCTCCATAGTGGGTGCTTGCTTTGTGCGGACTCCCTGCGGCGCTGTTGGGGCGCTAGGCTCGACAAGCCTAAACTTAGGGTCTTCTTCCTCGGGCCTTACGCTCTGCTCTAGCGCATCTAGCATATCTCTGTCGTTTTGCAGTTCTCGCATCCTTGCCTGAGTAGCCCTGATGTCATCCTGCATACTAGCAATAATTTTTACCTGCGCTGACTCTAGCGCGGAAGGCGTTACAATCTTGGGTGTTTGCCGTATGGCGCTCATGCGTTCTGTTGGTGGCAGTATTGGCGTTGGGTCATCAGGCATAATTATCTCGCAGAATAGTATAGTAAGTCATCGTCTTCAGGTTCAGCGTGCTGATCATTTTTCTCAACAAACCTGCCCACTGACTCGGCGGGCAGATGTACGAAATGGGTGAACTTAAGAGTGATATCACCAATTTGACATTCCTGCACACCGTTTGCCTTTAAAATCTTCAATAGCGTATCTAGTTTATCGGGGTTATCCAACATCTTCAAGTATCCTACCTTATTTTTAAACATTATAAAACCTCCCACCATTCCATGCGTTTGAGTTTTTCAATTCTTTGACCCTCCTCGGTCTCCCATTCATCCCACACTTTTTCCCAATATTCCTTCGTTCCGTACCTTGGCGAGTAGGGTAATTCCTCGCTACAATAGTGTTTGGACTCACGCCACGCATAAAGAAAGGCATCACATAAATGGTTTTCAAAACGCTTATCCTCGGTTTTCTGATTTTCGCTCCATTGCAGGAGGTTCCATTCATCAATGATAGAGGAGTCCGGTGGGACTTTGACGAACCCGGAGCGGAGGTCGGAGTTCAGAAGCTCAATGTAGCTAAATTTGTCATGTTTGCTTGCGGCGTGGACGGGGATGTTGTAACGGATGCGAAACTCCTCCGCGATGCTCTTGCCAAGACCGCCCGTATCCATCACAATACGGACAAATTTATGAGAGTTGCTCAGGTGCTTAATGTGGTCAGCGATCTCTGCCGGAATCATCCCGACCTTTTTCATTTCGTAGACCAAATAGAGGGTAGGAAGATACCTGTTAAAGGCACAAATAGTAAAGGCAGTTGCATCGTTGAAGCCCAAATCCACTCCAAGTATGTACTCGAAATCATAATCCAAAACGGGGAGGGAGTCATAAAGATTAATAGTCTCGTTGAATTTATAAACAAGACTATCTGCCGACCTAATCCATCTCCCCCTCCACTCGCGTAGATAGACAGGATGCTCGTTGTCCCAATTCCTGCGTTTCATCCTCTTGTCTAGCCAATCCTGCGCGTGAGGGATGTGCGGGTTCTCTAAAAGCGTCCAATGATGGTTACTATAGTCAGAGTCGGGGTCTGTCGTGGCACGGTAAAATATTCCCGTACACGCAGCATTGGGTGTCCCGATAAGACACATAGTACCATCATGATCTACAAGGGTAGGTTCCAATACCTCTTCTACTAGCTCATCCATGTGCGGGCCAAAGGACGCACACTCATCAATAATAATGAGTACGAATGCGCTACCACGAAGCTTGTCGATATCGGCCTGATCGTTAGCCCCTGTAAGATAGATTACGCTACCATTGGGCAGGTAAGCGGTGAGTTCCGAATTGTTGAAGTTTATGTTCATGCTGTATTGTCGATCCAACTGCTTGAGCTTGGGCCACATGACACGTTTTGCATTAATTCTAGTTAGTGCGATGTAGGCGCACTCACTATCGGGGTTCTCTAGTGCTTCTTTTAGCAGGTAAACAGCAGCCGAGTGTGTTTTCCCCGCTCTACGCGAACATAGCGCAGTCTTGAGCTTGCTCTTGTCGTTGATGAATTTGATCTGCTCCTCAAAGCAGTCTTTGAAGAACTGAGTGCTGCGCTCCGTAGCCTTAATACGCTTCTTCTGCACGGGAGGCTCGCCAAACCGCTTTATGTACTCCTTGACAACCTCACGGGCTTCAATGGGATTCATCGATTGTTCTTTAGGCATATTCTCTCTACGGTTCCGCCGATAGTTGTTTTAACTAGGCATATTATGTCTTTTAGTGCAGCGGGCATCTTGCCCTCGATCTGATTGCGAATGCTATAAGCCTCTCGCTCCGTCATGCTAGCAATCCCCTGCATATTGTATGAATGCGACCTCTCACGGCAGTCTGTTATCATTATTCCGTTTACCGAGTAGTCCCTAGTTCTCATAATCCTCTTTATCGTCTTTCGGGTTACTTATAGGAACGAAAGGTTTCCAATCTACACCCATCCTCCGAAACCGCTCAAAGTACAGAAGTTTTCTTCTTTCTCCCTCGTGCAGTCTTGGTATTTTTTCCCTTTCCTTGTTCTGCTTCTTCACTAGAGTGTCCTTCCGGCGGGTTTTCGAGAAATAAGCCTATAGCGGGTTCCTCAATACTCTCACAGTGCGCTACGTTAGACAAAGGTATTGCTGTTGTTTTATGCTCCCTATGCACCAATACGAAATTCGGAACTAGCTCGATATAGCTAATCCTTTGATAGTTAGACTCGACTGTCGCATGGCTAGAGATGCTGCCGTTAGGCAGTCTCACGTTGTGTATAAACCTGACTGACTTAAGCTTCATTTGCTGAGATTCCTTTCCCCATACAAGAGTAGATAAGGTATGGGTTGTATATTATCTTGTTTAACTTGTTTAACTCTCGCGTTTTCTCGGTGTTGATGTAGTGAGTGCTGATAATGTGTTCTCCCTCGACACAGCCAATCTCTTCTAATAGCATTTTTGCTATACCTTGACCTCGATGTTGCTTTTTGGTGTACACAAAGTGAATCACAGGCACTTCATAAAGCTCGCCACAGGCCCATGAGTAGATTTTCGTAGGGTCTTGAGGGTCACAGGCCACCTTTAGCTGTGCGCTCGTTATAAGCCCGTCTATGAGCCGCCTGTGCTGTGAATAGTAGACACTGTTTGTGATGCCAACCGTAAAAGAACTTTCGCGGTATTGCTTGAGCCAAGAGTTATAAATTAGTGGCAAGTCCTCCTGAACCGCATCCCTAACTACTATTTCTAGTTGCTCTTTCAAAATTTTTCTCTTTCAGCTTGACACTATATATATAATATATATAAATAAATACATGGCTTGGTAAGCAACCCGCTAAGGCGGCACCGAGGTGGGTATATAAGTATAGGTTTATATATTATATATATTACTCGTCTTGCTCTCGTGATTTCTCAATCAAGTTTTTAATTTCCTTATCATCAATCTTCAAAGCTTTTAAGGCGTGTTTGACCTTCGACTCTAGTTGTTTGTCGTCCAACCTATCGACCTCGCTTTGTGAGCGAACGTCACTCTCGATCTTAACTAGCCTGTCTAGTGAGGCTATGAGTCTAGATAAGTGTTTTGACTTACTCTCGTCCAAGCACTCCGCCTCAAAGCCTATGCTTGATGCTAACTTCGTCATTTCCAAGTGAACCAAGGACATGAAGTCAGAAACTAGCCCTTGTGAAGAAGGCACCACTCTAGCAGCCTGTAGTCGGTGCTGAGTCGATGCCCTCGCCACACGAGTATCGTCGTTATACTCTTTGCCCTTATTCGGCAGAGGGGTTAGCTGATTCTTCTTCAACTTGAGCCTCTAATTGAGTCACAACCATCATAGCAACGTCTAAACCGTCAATTTGAGCATCTAGACTTGCCAATTGCTTGCTTAGTCGGTCAATTTGATGGGTTAAAGCACCACGCTGAGTGCATAACTCAGTGTATTTGCTATTAATTGCTTCTTTTTTGTCATTATTTTCCATAGCTTAAGCCCTTTCTTAGCTTTTTACTAATTTCTACTGCTGCTAACTGCCTCGCAGCCTTTCTTTTGCTCATAGGCTTCTTAGATAAAGCCTTACCTGTCTTTTTCGAGTAGTTCTTATAGCCTTTTTTAACTTTCTTCATGACCATGTTTTTTGCTCCAAAAAATAAAATGGGGTTCTAGGAAATCGGAAAAACCCAAAAAAAGGGCTATTTCTCTTAGTGTGTGAGATATACCTGTATAGAATATACGAAGGGGGGTGTACCGGGTTTTTTTATTTGGCACGATTCTTGATTGGCACGCGTCTTGCAGGGGGGTGCAAGTACTATGCCATATGCAAGTTCTATGCCAACGACTACCTTGGCACGGTTTTTGCATACAATGCGTAGGGGTGTCGTGCGTTTTTCGTTTTTGGCATGACTCTTGCATGGGTACAAAGGTTGGTACGGGGCTTGCAAGCGGTTGCGGTAGGGTTGTTATGCAGTTTTTATGCCAAGTTTCTGTGCGCCATATTTCCGACATTATCGTTAGACTTTTTGTCAACATTTTGACTATCACTTGGCACGTTCCTTGCTTGTTTTGTGCTACCTACTGCTCTGCATCTTTTATGCCATCTTTCCAAGGTGGTGTCAAATGTCCCACCCATGGGGAAGATTGCCCCATCCACCTCCCTTCTAAGTGCCTGTTTTTATTAGGCGCAGACTTGGCACATGGCTTGCAATACTCCTACACATAATTAACAACATAGGAGCAATAATGTATTTTGACAGGTTCGACATAATTGAGGCGCACTATTGGTTTTGCGCCCACTACCACGGCGGGCAATATCATTGGGCGCACGACGAGGACGGGCAATGGTGCCATCTGTACCACAGACTTTGCAGAATCAACGAATACTTCACGCCATCACCCCTATCCAACGGGCCTGAAAGTGAAAACGCTAAGGCAATCTATGCGGGCTTGGTAGATGCCTATGGAAAGGAGGAGTTATAATGCAAAGCACTTATGTTCTTTGGCGCGGCGAAAGCGTCCACAATGGGGAGCGTATCAGGCTAGTCGCTACTAACATTGTATCGGCTAGCGTTAACACTAAGATCGGGCCAATGGTTCAGCTTTGGATTCTGCCGGATACTCGCGAAAAGTTAACCGAATTGGTCAAGGATGGACGTGACGAGAGCGTCTGTGGAAACTGTGCCTTGCGTCCGTTTTTGGCTGCCATTAGGAGAAAAGCAGCAAAGGAAGCCAAAGAGACCAAGAAAGTCACAAAGTGCTACGTTAGGGTATACCAAGCCCCTAACAGCATACACAAGTCAACCCACGACAGGGAGGAACAATGGCTTGAGGGATGGAACGCAATCAAGGCAAGCAGGCGAAGGGTTAGAGTTGGGGCTTATGGTGGGATAGATGCGCTCCCCAAAGAGGTAGCTTTAGAAGTAATGCAAAACATTAGGAGTTTATAAAATGAAAGCGAACCATACAAATTATATCCATTCTTGGAAAAAAGCCCCATTTCTTGCGCCGTTTGCAATGGCAAGCATTGATCCAACAATGGGGGAGAACGCAAGAGCAGAGGCCAAAGCATTAGGCTTTAGGACTTTTAGAATCATCGACAACATAGATCAATTACAGGATGGCGAAATGCTTTGTCCCGCAACGAAGAACAAGGACAAAGAGCTTAAGGTGGGCGAGTTGCCTGTCACTTGTAACACTTGCACTTTATGCGATGGCAAACAGGGAGAAAACGACAAGCGGAAAGACATAGCAGAGATAGAGCATTAATGGGTAAAAAGCCCCCATGTGGGGGCAAATACCCCACCCAACTAGCTCGCAAGTAGTTGAAATAAGGTAGGGTAAACTTGGCACAAGGATTGCAATAACTAAGAACATAACAAGCAAAGGACTTTAAATTATGAATAGCAAAGAAGAAAAAGCTCTGAGCGCCTACGCAAGAGCAGGACAATTAGACAAGAAAACCTTAAAAAGGCGCATCGAATGGGCAAGTGAGACACGGGAAGCCTTAGAAGAAATCACTCCCTGCTCGGGACATTACCCCCACCTGAGGAGCCGAGACCCTAAATCAATGGAAATGGCCATTGAAACGTTCGGTGATAATGCCGATATGTGGGTGGATTATCTAGAGTTGCACCCCGCTAGATTTGTGGCACTTGTGCGGGCTGCACTTGAAGAGGTCATTGATACACTTGAGAGAAAGAGCATATCAGCAGAGCAAACCCATTGCAGCGATGCAGTCGTAGTCACTAGGTCAACGATTGACCTAATTACAAGCATCGCTAGGGATATAAGAGACGGCGGCCTTGACCCGCTAGAGCTATGGGGCCGAATTGTAGACGAACATAGCCCTTGGGCTTACGACGAAAAAACGCAAGAAAAGCTAAGAGGCTTACTAAACATTTAAAAGAAAAACAGCCGAGCATTTATGCAAGGCTACTAAAAAAAGAAAAGATAAAAGGGGTTAACTATGAAAATGACAAAAGAACAAAGGAAAAACTTAGTAGGCTATTGGGAAGGGTTTTTAAATGAACTCTACAAAGGTGACGAATTGTATCATGCAGTAAGCGCCGAAATAGCTAACGAAATTGCAGACAAGACAGATGCAGTCATCTATGAGGCGATTTATAGCGACACAGGAGGCGAAGATGGCACCGAATGAGGAAGTGATGCCGCTCTATAACGGTGGCGCATGGTTCGTGCTAGCCTCAGAAGTCGGTGCTATGTTTTGCGTAGATGCGGCTGAAGCGGAGTGGTACGGAATAACTAAGATAGGAAAAGGCACAAGGCGAGACAATTTAAAAGTGGTTTTGTCTTGCGCTGAGTTCTGCAAGCTAATAAACAGAAAATACAATCAACAAATAAAAATTTATTAGGGGTTAAATATGGAATTGTATAAAGAAATTTACTTTAAATTAGATTGTGACTTTATACCTGCGGCCTATTATGTCGGTCGCAGGGAACAAGTCAAAAGAGAAAACCAAAAACTAAAAGAGCTTTTAGAGCTTACCAAGCAAAGCTTTTTAACTTTACCGCAAAAGATAATTCTAAAGGCAAAGCCTTAAGGGAGGGAATATGAGAATTAGCGAACAAGAATTGCTAGAGCTTCAGGAAAAGCACATTAAGGAGCTTGAATTCTTAGTAAAGCTTAGTGCTGACACTGTGCAAAGCCTACTCGATAGCCTGTCAAATAGGATGCAGAGAGGCGAGAACCTAGTTAGCTATAATAACGGTTCGATGTACTTGCTAGAAGCGACCCATCACATTAACGAAATGGCGCTAAAGCCATCCTACGGCCTACTGTCAAAGCTAAACAGCTTCGACAATGAGGTGAGAAAGGCAAACGAAAAAGAGTAAGGGGCAAGCCCTTTAGCTAGGGGCTTGTGGGTGGCTGAATAAGCGGATTGATAGCCGTTAAAGCACTCAAATTCGCAACCGACGAGCGAGCGTTAAGGGGTTGCGAGGAAGTACCGCCTGCGGAGGAGCAATCTGTGGATTCAGGCGGGCGAGGTATTCGGCACGGTTTAAAGATGCCTACTATCAACTTTGAACCGTGCTTAATTGTGGGTAACAAGTAAACCCCACCCCATACCCTTACCCTATACGGAGGAATAAACGATGGACGACAAAAACATAAACAACCTCACTGCGGCCATAGCCGAATTGACGATAAGCGTCAAAGAATTGACGGTTGCAATGCAAAAGCCTAAAAGAAAAGTAAGACAAAAGAAAAGTATTAATATTACTAATGAATTAGATAATAAATTAAATAATAATAATATATATAATAATAATATATATAATAGCAAGAACCGTGCCAAAAACGATACCTCTATGGAACTAGATATTCGTTCTGTCATAGAGCATTACAGAACCTATCACCCTAGGGCATTAAGGACTTTGCTCTCTAGATGGGGAGAACCGTCCGTCACAAAGAGCAAGACCTATTTGGCTATACAGGATAGGCTTAGGCAGGGATACACCGTAGCGGAGCTTATATCGGCTATAGACGGTATGCATAAATCACCTTTCCATCTTGGACACAATAAGCAGGGAACTAAATACCTTGGCTTGGAGCTTTGTATGCGAAACGGCGAACACGTAGAATCGTTTATGGCTGTTAGCGAAGAAGGCACAAAGCCGAAGCTAGGCATTAACACGATAAAAACAGCGCAAGCTGCAAAGCAATGGTTGGGGGAGTAATGCAAAACCATAGACACGAAAACAACCAAGACGCAGCCAAGAGATTCGCACGTAAATCGGCATTGCGTTATTTGGCCAAGAAGAGTTATGAGAAAAGGAAAAGCGGTGCAAAAGTACGCTTAAGGATTGCTGCGGTAATTTTATTGCTTGCAATGTTTGGATTATTGCACTATGTACTTGGTGGGGGTTGTTAATATGTTAATCACGCAAAGCTCTATAAAGAAGTTTCAGGACTGTGAGTATAAGTTTAAGCAAAGGTATTTAGACCTATATCGGGAAGATAAAGAGTCGGAGCCATTGGTTATGGGGTCACTTGTGCATCTTGGTTTAGAAGCGTTTTTACTAGGTAAAGCTTTGCCCAAAGCCTTGCACGATGTAGAAAAAGAGTCCCTCTCATACCGACTATGCGAGGAAGACTCGGCCTTAACTGACAGGGCTAAGATATTCGTGCAAGGCTATTATAAACGATACAAGTCACTGCACAAAAAGCAGTATAAAACAATTTCGGTAGAGCAAGAGTTTACCATGCAGCTAGGGGATTGCACTATTGGCGGGAAATTTGACGGAGTTATTCAGGACAAGAAGACTAAGGAGATAATCCTTATAGAGCATAAAACTTCAGGCGATTGGACTGCGAAAACCAAACACGGAACCTATTGGCAGCAAAGGCATAATTGCATGGATACTCAGCTAGTGATTTATCAGGAAGCACTAAAGAGAATGCTTGATTTAGATTATACTCCGAGAATTATTTACGATGTGATTTACAAGGATAAGCCAAAAATGAAAGACCTGCTAGTTATGGGTGAGCATTATCAGAGCGATAAGGCACCATACTACAGAGAGGAAATAGTCTACACTGAGAGCGATAGAGAACGTGCATTGTGGGAATACGCCACATTGGCAAAAAGGATACAAGACAGGATGGTTGACGGGAATTGGCTCAGGAATACCAATGCCTGTCGTAAGGGGTATGGTATGTGCGAGTTCTTTAAGGTTTGTCAGGGGCTTGAAAGCCTTGAGACAAGCGATAAATTAACAAAGCTAGAAAAGGCGCATCCTGAGTTGCCTGAGCTTATGGGAGAAAACAATGGGAAACAGATTTAGTTTAAAACCGGACAAAAAGAAAAAGATCAAACCTCCTCCGAGGCTCATGATTATCGGTGACCCCGGAATTGGCAAGACTACTTTTGCCGCAAATGCGGAAAATCCGGTTATCATAGCAACCGAGTCAGGCAGTATTGGAACTAGTGTTCACACTCTGCCAAGGGATGGAACCTGTAAGAGTTGGGGAGATGTTGTGGATGCGGTTGACGCACTGCTTAATGAGGAACACTCATACAAGACAGTTGCAATAGACACGCTAGACAATGCGGTAGGGCTTTTGGAAAATCACGTTTGCGAAGTGGATTTTGGTGGTGTTATGAATGCTTCAAGGGGTAAGGAAGGTTTTAACTCCTTTGGCAAGGGCAATGCTGTTGTGGCACAGCGATTAAAAGAGTTCCTTCATGGGAAGCTAGATGCACTGCAAATGAAGGGCATACGGGTAATTCTTTTGTCTCATACAGGGGCGGCAAAGGTTAGCAATAGCCTAGCGCAGGACTTTACTGCTTGCGCTGCATCACTACCAAAGCAAAGCCTTGCAGTGGTTAACGCATGGTGTGACCAAATTGGCCATGCCTGTAGCGACATAAGGGTTATACAGCGTGACGGTGAAAAGGCTAAAGCTCAATCCGTTGGAAGTGAGCGTTGGTTAGTCTTTGAACCCGAGCCTAGTAGGCTAGTTAAGTCAAGGATAGGCTATGAGATGCCAAGCAAGGTGCCTTTTAGCTTTGGCAACTATGCAGAGGCATTGTCCGAGGACATAACTACCGTCGAGGCAACTAAATGCCTAGGGCTTTTGGCCGAGGTCTCCGAGGATACGGTTGACGCCGCTATTAAGAGCTTAAAGAAACAAGGCGTTTCAGTGGGCATCGTGGACGACATTAATGAAGGTGTTTTAACAGGGCTTGGATTAGAAAAGCTCAAACAATTAAACAATTGGCTAACAACAAAGATATAGGAGTATTGATATGATTAGTTATCCTGACAACAAAGTTAACGTGGAGACTTCAGTCCCACAAGACGGCGAGTTCATCTTTCCAAAGGGCAAGTATGGGTTTACCGTTAAGACTGCATCACACAAAACGTACCGTACAGGTACAGAGGGCATAGAGATTGAGCTTGAGGGCTATTACAATAGCGGCAAGACCTTTCGGTGCTTTGACCGTGTGTTCTTAACGGCTAATGCTATGTGGAAGTTTGACCAATTCCTAGCGGGATTAGGCATCACCAAGCGGCCTGAGAGTGACGGTGACTTGGAGAAGCTAGCAGGGCTTAAGGGCGAGGCAGTGATGGGGCCGAATGACGATGGCTACCCAAAGGTGCTGCGCTACAATGAGCTAGAGCTAGGAGAGGATTGGAGCAAGGTAGGGCCTCCGCCACTAGATAGTGAAGATGCCCCTTTTTAAGGCTTATTGGCAATACGCCGATAAAGACCCGACAGTGGCCTTAGAGATAGTTGCAGAAAACATCGAAGAGGCAACAATATACGCTAGGGGGCATCTTAGCGGCTGCCGGGACAGGGCTTGGGTGCTAGTGCCTGATGGTGCTAGCCCACCCATAGCCCATGAGCAAAGAAAAGACTTGCTTGAAAGAATGCTTAAGGGGGAAGCATATGTTAGAGGGAAAAGACGAAGAAAGTTTTACGAGGAAAATGACAACAAAGGTTTACTTGAGCAAATAGCGAAAAAGCTGTAGGCTGTAATGGTGCTAGGGATAAGGGTGCAACCCCTAACTCCCTTCTTTATTCACCCGTCCCTAGCATCTAATTGGGAGTTATAAATGAATATTTTGAAAACAAGGTTCGCGTGGATAAATAATCTTATCTGCAAGTTGGTGGGTTGTGCGTTAGGCATGGTCTCAGCGTTGGCGTTTAAGGAAGGTTCCATACACCCGCAAGAGGTCTTGATTGTTTGCCCTAGATGCGGGAAGCCACATATGCACGATTGGGGAGTGCAGGGGCCTATGATAGAAGTAGATACAGAGACAGGGGAGATGGGCTATATCGATGAGGATGACGATATCGACCCTAAAACACTTAACTAGGAGGGATTATTATGCAGGATATGTCACTTAACCTGCCGCAGGGGAAAAACAATAACGATGATGACGCACTTTATGTCATGAAGTTGGCAAACCTTTTGTCAAAGTATGACACCCATACAGGGCCTGTGCGTACTCAGTTCGACATGAGCAAAGAAGAAATTAGTGCTTTAGAGAAAAAGTACGGTGCCAAGATACAAATGGAGGCGCCGATTGAAACTCATGGCACGTTGGATGATAAAAGCGTAAGCAACAATTGGTTCTATCGCAACAGGATGAAAAAGCAAAAGATGTTAGAGGCGAAGAGAAAGGCAGAGGAAAATGCAGCAGGATGATAAGCGCAAGTTCCTAGAGGTGCTGACCGCCATGAGCGAGCTTTATGATTCTCCACTGTCATCCGTTGGGATAGATATTTATTGGAGCGCAGTAAAGAAGTATCCCCTAGAAAAGTTTCTTGTAGCGGCAAGAGTACACACAGAAACAAGCAAGTGGATGCCTAAGCCAAGTGACTTTGTTGACGCTATGAACAAGAGCGAATTAAGTATAAGTGAGCGCAGCAACCTAGCGTGGCTCAGTGTGTGCAATGCGGTCAGGAGTGTCGGCGGCAATCGGGGAGTACGCTTTGATGACCCACTAATCCATGCAGTCGTAAGGTCTCTTGGTGGGTGGGTAAGTCTTTGCAGGGGCAAGCAAGAATATTTTAATAGCACTGTTAGAAACGCATTCATAAAGACGTATGAACACATGGCATCTTGCGCCAATAATGGAAACGTATTGGGGACACTTAGCAGCCTTGAGCCCTTAAGGGGTGCAATGGACGATATGGTTGTGAACATCGCAACGGGCTTGCCGCATGGGCCGCAACATAAAATGCTAAAGGAATACACCAAAGAAAGAATAGAGGATAATGAAAAGCTTAGAGGCATTGTACACGGAGTATCAGAGGCTACGAAAATCGGTGGCGCTTCACGACGAAGCGTTGGGGAAAATGTGGCGGGAGAAAAGGAAAACGGACAAGCGGTCAAAGGACTTGCGCGGAATGATAGACCGGAGAATGGCAAAGAAGATGGCGCGGCAGGAGGAACTCTGTGATGTTGAAGGCGATATCGAAAGAATGGAAGCACTTGAGCGACAGGGAAAAAGAGCAGTGGAAGCGGTTCTACGAGAAGGCACCGGAGGACAGGTCAAGCAAGGAGCCGCCACCTTGGGAGAAATATAGGGATGGATACCTACCCAAGAAAAAGAAAGTAGAGGGTGCATGGTGACTCCTAGAAAAAACTTTGAATCGAAAACAGACAGAGATAATGAAATGTCGGCGCTAGA